GTTTAGGATTACTAAAATGGGCGATTAATTTAGAGTTCAATTCACTCATAAATCGCGTACCGGTAGTAATTTCGATAGTATCAAATGCGACGGGCTGCTTGACCTTGCCTCCAGTTTCAGTGGTAAGCATTTTCGTCGTATACCACGACTTGTATCGGCGCTGACGTTGTTGGTCTAACTTTGCAACCGGCGGAGTTCCGTCCAACGAAATCATGATTAGATTGGTGGGATTCACAATCGCAATGTATTCTTCAAGCTTACCGATTACATTTTTGATGATTTTCTGGTAAGTCGTTTCGTTTAGATTTTCGTCAAAGTTGATGCTTCTTACACAATCATATACGATGCTATTTGAGTCCAAAAAGAAATTATTAACTTTCAAGTCATTTTTTATTAATTTTTTAATAATATGTGGGTATTGTCTAATAAGATTTGAAAAATAACTAGGTATTCCCATGTTATTATTACATATACGCAAACGTTTATATGGTTTCGTTAAAAGATTTTGGCAGAATGATGGAATTTTATATTTTCATAATATTATTAACTTGTGATAATATATTATGAAATATAGTAAAACTCAAATTACTAATTCAATTATTCCCCACTCTTCAGACGTAGTTTTATTATTTGAACGAAAGACTCATTTTTTTCAACGGGTTATACAAAAGACCTTATTACATGTACAAAGAAACAAAATGTTAGATATATTATCAATAAATGAATTGAATAAATGCGTAAATATATTATACGATTTAAGTAAAACATTAAAAGAATTAGTAGATACGAAAGATTCTATAGCGACGGATATATTACTTGGGCGATTGCAGGACATCAATAATGATTTATCGGGGATTTTGAAACTATACGGCACTGATTCGTTAGAAGACTTATTAACTATTTGCATAGGAACGAATGGTATATTAGGGTATAATGAAAATAAAAAATATGAAATATTGAAACAATATTTTCATCCAATGGGATACACATTGCTTACAAATCCAAAACAAGACCAATCATCCATTACGTGCCATGAAATTTCTCAAAGCAGTAAGGCGTTTCATGTTAAAGTGTATGGAACGAAGATAGTCATATATGACACATTTTCAAAAAAAACATTGGGTATACCAGGTATATTAGATGACATTATGGTGGATTGTTTAAGCGGGGATTACATACCATCGATAAAGCACGATTTAATACACAACATGCCATCGGACGAGTGTTTCCATACAGAGTGTTTTGCAAATTACGCACAATCCCTTACGCTCAAGGATTACATATTGTACGATACCCAAGAATTATATGCAAAATACACAGGGTCGCTAGGGCAGTTAACGACATTAAAGCAAAAAGAAATGTCTGTTATGGTGAAAGAGTTTCTTGATAATGATTTGTTCAATAAGCGACATATATTAATTCAATTGCTTATACACTCGGATGTTTATGATAATCAATATCTGGCATATTTGTTGTACGATACTCTCTCGAATGATAATAATGGTTCAGTAGATACTGAAGAACAAACCATTTTATTTGATAGTTTTCCGTGGTATATTAAACAATGCTTTCGGGATGCGATGAAAAATACGATTCAATATACAACGGAATTAACCCATTTTGATATAAATAAAATTCCATTGGAGCAACAGATATGTTTAATGAATACGTCGGACCATATCAAGGAAAAGGCCATGACCAAATTAAAAGAGGTTAAGGCAAAATCCGAAGACTCTGGTTCAAAGGCGCGCCAATATTTAGATGGCTTATTAAAAATCCCATTTGGAATTCATAAAAAAGAAAATATACTTACGACCATGCATGAGATTAAACAAGATTTTGCATCGATCATCTCTAAAAGCGAGCCTACAGGAACTAAAAAAACCTACACGAGTCTTGAAATTATAAATCATATGAACACTCATAAGAATACCATAGTAGAGAGAAACCGGTTGCAACTTATCGCCAAGGCCAAGGAAATTAACGCATATATTAAAGCAAATGGCCTTCCAACTGACGCGAAGATAGAATATGCGAATAAGAAAAAATCTGAGCTGAGAGAATCGATTGAAAAATTCACGAGTGTGCATGGTTGTTTAGACCTGACACCATTTGGACGTATACAGAAGAAATTTGAACACATCAAAGACTACATGAAAGGGGTCAAAACGACATTGGATTCAGTGCATGGACATGAAAAGGCGAAAAAACAAATTGCGCGAATTATTGGTCAATGGATAAACGGAGAGCAAGACGGGCATTGTTTTGGATTTGAAGGCCCGCCAGGTGTAGGAAAAACATCTCTGGCAAAATATGGGCTTGCAAAGTGTTTAACTGACGGAGACGGACATAGTAGACCATTTGCGATGATACAAATGGGAGGCGATTGTCAAGGGTCTACGTTAGTTGGACATAACTATACATACGTCGGCTCAACCTGGGGAAGCATCGTGCAAATATTGATGGATAAAAAATGCATGAACCCAATTATTTTTATTGACGAATTGGATAAAGTAAGTAAAACTGAAAATGGAAAAGAGATTATTGGGATATTAACACACATGTTGGACCCAACCCAAAATGACTGCTTTCAAGATAAGTATTTCAGTGGTATAGACATTAACTTGTCCAAGGCATTGTTTATATTGTCTTATAACGACGTGGATTCAATTGACCGAATTTTATTGGACAGAGTGCATCGCATCAAGTTTGCAGGGCTAACACTAGAAGAAAAGATTGTCATTACTCATAAGCATATTTTACCCGACGTTTATAAAAAAATGGGGCTGGAAGGCATGATAGTATTTACAGATGAAATTATCAAATATATTATTGAAGAATACACATCTGAGTCGGGTGTACGTAAGCTCAAGGAGATATTCTTTGAAATCGTAGGAGAGATTAACCTGGAAATATTAACAAATAATAAATGCGACGCGTATCCGATGAATATTGCAAAGGAGGACATATTGAAATATTTCAAGGACAAGCGTGAAGTTATATACAAGCAAGTTAATTCGGTTAGTAAAATTGCAACCATAAATGGTATGTATGCAACCAGTGTTGGTTCTGGTGGAATTCTTCCAATAACCGCAATGTATTTCCCGTCGAACAAGTTTTTAGAATTGAAGCTAACTGGGCTACAGCAAGAAGTTATGAAGGAGAGCATGCACTTGGCCTTGACACTTGCGTGGAATCTAACATCCATTGACCGGCAGGTAGAATTAAGAAAGACATATGAAAATAATAATAGATGTGGTATAAACATACACGCGGGGGATTTAGATGTGCAAAAAGAAGGACCTTCTGCAGGTATAGCGATATCTTGTGTCTTGTATAGTTTATTAAACAATATGCCAATCAAGCCATACTTTGCAGTGACGGGTGAAATATTGATGAACGGAGATGTATCGGCTATTGGCGGATTGTCGCATAAAATTATTGGCTCTCTCAAATCGAAGGCGACGTCTTTTATTTTCCCGAAAGAGAACGAAAAAGACTATAATGATTTTATAGAAAAATACAAAGATACTGACTTAATAAAGGGGGTTCAGTTTTACCCCGTATCTAATATACAAGAAGTATTTGAGTTGATTTTTGATAAAGAGCCATAAAATAAAATAAAATAATATATTATGGACGGCAACATTCAACCACAAAATACACCAAGTGCAGACGGGGGATCAAATCAACCGCTTTTGATTTTTCAACCATATAACATGTTAACTTTTTTGAGTTACTTTTCGCCGATTATTTTAGCTACTATTATCTTGTCATCTTCATTTTTCTATCAAAATATGAAGGGCATGTTTTATTTGTTCTTTTTAATCGTAGTAGCGACGTTTAGAAGTTTTACTTTACAAATGTTTGGAGCTGAAAAAAATAAACAAGATAAATGCGGTTTTGTACGTTATGGGTCATACGGCAACTCCACCTTTACAACATTTGTATTTGCCTTCACAATGATGTATTTGTTTTTGCCCATGTATCAAAATAGTGGATCAAATTGGATAATTGTTAGTGTATTGATATTGTATATTTGCATAGACATTGGTATTAAAATAATGCAAGGGTGTTTGAGGTTGCCAGAGAATACGTCGGATATAGTAGGTGATCTTGTAGGCGGTTCACTTGTAGGTGCATTAGTTGTAGCAGGCATGTATTTGACTGGAACGGGTCAATATTTGTTTTTCGTAGATAATACGCAGAATGGTACAACATGTAGCATGCCAAAAAAACAAACATTCAAGTGTAATGTGTTTCGCAATGGTGAATTAGTATCTTCTTCGACTACGTAAATGATTGTATGTTTTTAACAAGCCATTTTTTGAAATCGGTAATTAACATCTGACGCTGAAAGGTATCAGTTAATAACTTCATATTACCTCTTGTATTATAAACCAGGCTAAAGCGATTATACACGTTAATAAGATTTCTATTCTCATACATGTTTAAATTTTCAAGTTTAAATACTGGTTTATTTTTACGTTTATTCACATGATTGTGCAAAACGTATAAAACTTGCATAAAGTTAGTCTTTGTTTTGAACATATGGGGTGGTACGCTTGCGAAAAAATTGGTTGCATGTTGAGAACAATCTGGGCATGGTAAATATCTTGCAATTTTGCGAATATGCATAATTAATTCATGGCCGATCTCATTAAATTTGTTTTCGTGAATTTTTGCGGCTAGAGTATGAAATAATGTCCATACTGGGGGTCCCCAAACTCCTACAGGCGGCATATTATATTTATACTATATGCATATAAAGACAAATTGGATTTTTAACTAGTAAAAAATGTCAAATTATATAATTGAAGGAAACTTTGATTTTTATAAAGAACTATATGAATCGTTGGATGATTCGGATAATAATATAGATGAACTATCCGCGCAAGTTTGCTTAATTACAAACACACCGCTTACAAAACATTTTGTGGAATTGGAATGTAAACATAAGTTTAATTATGTTCCTTTATTTAAAGATTTGGTAAATCATAAAACAAAATTCAGCACGTTGGATACGCATAGGTTGAAGGTGAATGAGATAAGATGTCCGTATTGTCGTAATAAACAAGGAAATGTGTTGCCTTATATTGAAGAAATTGGTTTGCCGAAGGAACATGGCGTGAATTGGATAAATATGGAATTGATGAGTACATCCAATGTAGTTGACCTAAAGCTTGGACAATGTTGTTGGGGCAACGGAAACGAGTGTAGTGCGATCCACGTTCTGACAAATGGGTCCACAAACCTGGATTATTGTTATTATCATTACAAACTGACTGCTAGGAAACTGCAGATGGCACAGAAACTTAAGATAAAGTTGGAGGCGAAAGCATTGGCCGCACAACAAAAAGCGGAAGAAAAGCAGAAGAAATTGGACGCGAAAAATGAGGCCAAGGCTGCAAAGGCCCTTGGTAAGAAGGTTCCGCTAAGTGTGAATACTGGCAAAAACGTTGTTTTGTCATCGGAGTCTATGTGCCAAGCTATTTTGAAGAGCGGGTCACGAAAAGGGCAGGCTTGTGGGGGCGCCGTAAAACTAAACAATTGTTGCACAAGGCATGGCAAGGCTGTTGAAATTGTTTAAAAAGAATATAAATATTATTTGTTTGCATAATATAATATGGAAACAAAAGAGGAGCTAATTACAAATATCAAAGAATGGGTCAAGACAGACAATGACATTATTAAACTAAAAAAGGATATCAAAGAGCTCACACAAAAGAAGAAGGTTCTAACGGAATCGCTTGTACATGTCATGAAGAAGAATGAAATTGACTGCTTTGACCTCAAGGATGGTGCAATCTTGTACAAGAAAAATACAACTAAGAAGCCAATTAATGGTAAGACTTTGATGACGGCGCTGAATGCATATTATAAAAATAATACTGGTATGGCAGAGGAATTAACAAAGCACATTTTGGATTCTCGGGAAGAAAGTGTTAAGGAAACTATCAAACGGAAAATCAATCCAAATTAAATGTGTAATTTATAATATTTTTTACTTTTGAATGACATAAAGTAAAAAAAAATGATTTTAAATACTATTTTTAATTATATTACATACTATAATTAACAATACGAGAATGGAATCAACGGATGGATATATTTATATAAGAAATCACCCATCATATGATCAAGATGATGGGTGTAAATTGGGTAAAGCCAATAATATTCCCGAAAGAGATACGCAATATGCAACAGGTGAAATAAAGCGTGGAAACTTTGAAATGGTTATTGAAATGTCAAAAGAGGTCATTGGGGTAGTTGAAAAATTTCTACAAAATTATTTCAATAGTCTTGGGCTTCACATACAATATGACGGCGGTACAGAGTTTTATAAACGGGATATCATAAGCCTAATTGTGCCCTATTTGGAAAAAACCAATATAAAATTTAAGGTTCTTTCTAAACGAGAAATAGATGTTTTGGTAAGATCTAATCGTATTAGAAAAATACTAAACAAGGTAAAAAACAACGAAGTTATTCAAACCTTACGTCTAAAAAGAAACAAAAAACATGTCTATATTCCAAGACCAGACCAAACACTTATCGTGAATGACTCGGTTAAATATTTTCAATCACATGATAAAGGTATGCTTATTTTGATATGCGGTGTTGGGAAAACCTTAATTTCATTGTGGATTGCGCAACAACTTGAAGCAAATACAATAGTTATTGGAGTGCCGAACAAGCTATTATTGGGACAATGGAACATTGTTATTGGCAAGTTATTTCCAGCAATTCCAGCGTTGGTTGTATCTGGCGGAGTAAGTGAAGATGATATTCAACAATTTTTAGAAAAACATACAACGCGTTGCATCGTTATTACCACATATTCATCGTCACACAAAGTAAATACAGCAACTCAGCATAGCAATTTTAAGTTTTCGATGAAGATATTGGATGAAGCTCATCATTTAACAACTCATAATATGAGATTAGCAAGTACTGCTAAAACATATATTCAAATGTTAAATATTCCGGCATTTAAACAATTAGCCTTAACAGCAACAATAAAACAGCTGGAAAGTATGGGTAATGATGACAATGTAATTTCAAATGATAATGTGCTACATTTCGGGGAAATTATTGACCGAAAATGTCTCCTCTGGGCAATTAACAACAATATCGTATGTGATTATGTTATCCAAACGATAATTACAAATGAGGAACAATTAGAGCAACAACTAGAGCAATTTAAAATTACTGATGAAACTGACAAGCGGCTGTTTTTGAGTGCCTATGCTTCTTTAAAAAGTATCCACGAGGGACATTCGCATCATTTACTTATTTATTCCAACAATAAGGAAAATTCATTGAAATTAATTCAATTCGTCAAGTTGCTTTTGGAAAACAATTATTTTGAGTTGCCCGAGTTGTATTATTCAAATTATCATAGTGAAATGAACAGCAAGGACCAATCAAACATCATTAGTATGTTTGAAAAGGCGACGCACGGAATTATTACATGCGTATATTGTTTGGGCGAAGGTTGGGATTTTCCGTTATTAGATGCAGTGGTTTTTGGAGAAAATATGACTTCGAATATTCGTATAGTTCAGTCGGCTTTACGTCCAAGTAGAAAAAATCAATACGCCCTCAATAAGAAAACCAAGATTATTCTGCCTATCTTAAACCGAGACGATTGGTTAGAAAATAACGAAAATTCTGACTTGAAAAAAGTGCGTGAAGTTATTTACCAAATGGGGTTGGAAGATGAAACCATAGAGCATAAAATTAAAGTATCTCGTATTGAAATTAAAAAACAAAAACCGAAGCCGAGAATCGAAATTAAAGATACATGTTTAGAGGATTTTGGAGAATATGATGAGGAACTAACACAAAAATTACGCTTAAAAACGACTACCCGAACTACTCTGGGAATAACCTACGAAAAAATACGAAAAATTCTGGTGGAAAAAAATATCAAGAGCAAAGAAGCATATCTAAACTTGTGCGAGAGAGATAATCGTTTAACTACTGAACCTGAACGCGTATTCAAAAGTCAATTTACTAGTTGGATTGAATTTCTAAGCATTCAACGAGTTTATTATGAGTTGGATGCATGTAAAAGTAAGGTTGCCGACTATGTAGTACAGCATCCGGATATTATAAATTGTGATTTAGATTTAGCAGTGATATGTTCTAAATTGTGCAATTTAGATCCCATGTTTCCGCCAAATGGGCTATGGGTGCATTATTATAAGGTCAATGATTTGCGCGATATAATAACCATCGCACCAAAAAAGAAAAAAATAACAAGCGACATTTTGTAAAGAATTATTTAGGACGAGTTAAGTAAAAAATACTTTTTTTATAAATTGAATTAAAAATTGATTTATCTTAATATAAAGGAATTATATCTTATATTAGTATAATGACCAAGGAATATAATTGCGAACTCTGTAAAAAAGTCTTTAATCAGAAAATTGATTTTACAAGACATACCAATAAAAAAACATCTTGCATTTCTATCGATAAAATGCAATCTTTGACGCAAACGAAATATGCGAAGACTGAGAATAAAATAAACTTATCTAACGTATTTAATTATTGTGTGGATGTATTGCGTAATAACGAATATCTTACAGGCGATAAAGCCTTGCGCACATTGGCCCATTTACTGGATCTGCGCTTGTTAGAACCACAATTCGGTAAGCAAATAGATATTGATGATTACGCTTATGATTTTAGTGCATACGATGATTCTATTGCTGAACAACACAAGGCAAAGTTATTAAAGTTGGTGCGGTTTAGTAATTTGGTGAAAGAGAAGGAAGATAATATCCCGAAGATTATGAAATGTTTATGGGATGAGATTTTGTCAGTACACCCCATTACCAAAAATATATTCTTGAAAGGAAAAGGATTTGATATTCAGCATCAATCTACCTACAAGAAAATAATTAATAAATTATACACTTTTGATTTTGAGGCAACAGATGAAGACATTTTGGGCGAAGCGTATGAAGAAGTAATTAAAGATGTCATGATTGGTAAAACCTTGGGGCAATTCTTTACGCCTCCCAAAGTGAAACAAATGATGGTTAACCTGATTGACCCGCAACTCAAACCCGACGGAACGATTGAAACCATATTTGACCCTGCAATGGGAACGGGTGGCTTTCTCATAACATGTTTGCGAAATTTACTCAAAAAATCCAAAAGCCAAAATATTCCGTTGAATTGGGATTTTATCAGCCACCAAGGTTTAGGGGGGCGTGAAACTGAAGCCGATACTTATCAATTAGCCGTCTCTAATATGTTAATTGCATCAGGCAAAATGTTCAAAGTGTTGGAAAAAGGCAATAGTATTCATGATCCGATTACTAACAAATATGATATTATTCTTGCCAACCCGCCCTTTGGTATTGATGGTTTAACTTATACCGAAATTATGCACCCGCTTCGCAATGAATATATGCCAATTAGTTCAAATAGTGCAGTGCCGCTCTTCGTACAAGCTATTATTCATATGTTGAAAATCAATGGACGATGTGCAATGGTTTTGCCAGAAGGACAAGACCTTTTCAGTAAAAACAAAACATTGGTTGCTGTACGTGAATATTTAATGAAGACATGTGATTTGAAAGAAGTCATCTATTTACCTGCGGGAACTTTTACACATACACCTACCAAAACGTGTGTGTTCTATTTCCACAAGAAGAAGAATGGCAATGATGTCTTGGAAACCATATTGAAATATTCTAAGACGACCCAAAAGGAAACCGACAGGACATATGTGTTTAGTAAAATGCACCAAACCCATAAGGTAAAGTTTTACGACTACAATACCGAAAATGACACGAAGCATTTGTTGTTGGAAGTAGCAATAGACGACATCGCCAAACACGACTACTCGTTGAATTATGCCGAGTATTTGAAAGATGAAACTATGGATGGCGTATATGAAGATGGTGTAGTGGTGAAACTATTGGGTGAAGTTTGTAGTATAATTAAAGGTGAAAAGAAAAGAAGTAAAGATGGAAAAGATCATGGCTTATATCCATTATATTATTGCTCTATTCTGGGGAATTTATATTTGGATACATTTGATTATACAGGGGAAGGTATTATTATTAATAAAACAAATGGATCGGGTAAAGCCATGGTGTATTATGGTAGTGATAAATACAATGTAGGCGAGACTACATTACACTTTAAATCAAAAATAAATGAATTGATTACAAAATATGTATATTACTATTTACTTAATAACATAGAATTATTACAAAAATATTTTAAAGGCGCTAATCAAAAATCAATCGTTGAAGAAGATTTATTCAAAATCAAAATTCCGATCCCACCTCTTGACCGCCAGCAAGAAATCGTCAAATATTTGGATTTCATCTATGAAAGATCTATCAAAACCAGCAGAGAGAAAATGCTGGAATTGAAGCAATTGAATGAATTCTGTTTGAATACGCAAAAAGTATTTGGCGAAAATAACGTGCAAATGCTGGGGGAAGTTTGCGAGGTTAATCCAGAAACAATGAAAGCGGGGAAATATACCTCAATCAATTATATTGACATTGCTTCGGTCAAAGAAGGAATTTTATTAGAAGTGAAAACATTGACGAGTGATTTTCCTTCTCGTGCAAAACGAGTAATTAAACAAGGCGACATTTTATATTCGTCGGTTAGACCTAATCTAAAAGGTTATGTGTTTATTGACAATGTAATTGAAAATGCGATTGGTTCAACTGGGTTTGCTCACATTAGAGTAAAAGACAAGAACGCAGTTTTACCAAAATTTATCTATTATATGTTGACGCTTGAATCTATCTTGGAAGTATTAGTTAGAAAGGCAAAAGGAGCACAATATCCTGCAGTATCTTTTACCGATTTTGAAACATTGAAAATCCCAATTCCTTCTATTGAACACCAAAAGGAAATTGTGGAATATTGCGAGTTTAATGATAAACTTATTCAACAACTGGAAAAAGAGGTTGAACAGAATAAAAAACAAGCAAACTTGTTCATTTCAGCTATTGTGAAAACGGCGGGGGGTGTTTCACTCGTAGAAAATGAACTGGTTGAAGAAGCACCACCAACTCCCATAGTAGAAGAGGGTCCAAATGTGGAAGAGGAGGCCGTTGCGGTGGTGGAAGAAGCCCCGAAGCCCAAGAAATTGGTGAAAAAAATTAAATTGAAGGTTGTTGCTACTAGCGAGGAATAACCCACTTTATTTACACATTTGAAGATTTATGTTTGTGCAATAAATAAGTTTTTCTATTTTTATTACATGAATAAAAATAGAATGAGTGTTGCTCTAAATAATCTAAATAAGTAAACAGAATAAAGAGATGGTCTATAGTATTAATACGATATGCTCCCAATTAATACTTTGAATAAACCGAAAAAATATACATTAGAACATTCCGCGTCGCTCTCCATTAGCGTGGGAGATGATGTCGACGAGTCTGCAGTAGTTGATGATGAACCAGAAAACAATACCAACGTCATTCAGGATGAAGACGTGCAACACGTAAAGACGCATACCCCAAAATATAACTATCGCGCGCTAGAATCATTAACAAAAAACATTGGGGAAATAACAGACGTGGACTACGTTGTAATTTGCCCATACAGCATTAATACAGAAGGCGTTGCACCCTTTCTCCAGTTTGGTCTAATAAACGACGGCATTTCATTGAACTTTATAAAAATTCTTTGGACTGAATTCTCTGTTGATTTGGAGGCATTGAGCAACTTTAACGGCCATCTTCTTGAGAATAGAACGCTATATTTATTTTTTGATTATCGTCCTGATAACGAAACCATGTTTTTATTGATGTTCCCAGTTCAATCATTTGTACTTGCAGACGAAATTATGAACCACCGAATGGTTTGCCGAACCGCTATAATTATTGATGTCTTGGATTTCTTTACGAGACATAACGAGTTCTTATATTTAGAGAATCATCGGGGGAAAATTTATGAGTCGCCAGTGGTTGCATATCGTGGTACATATGCAGAAAATACAGGATTTATGTCGACGTTTGGCGTCTCTTGTTCTCAAGGCGATGCAGTTATGGGTCCTTATTATTATTTCACTGATTACATTAATGCGATGAAACAAGGCGTCGTTCCTACTGAAGAGCAACTGGCGAATACTGAATTTAAAAAATATTTAAGCGCGGATAACAAGTATAGACATGGGTCGGTTCTTCGTTTTGCATTGTTTTTAGGCAAAACCAAGGTTATTTTGAATCGTCCATCGGACAATATAGACGAGTCGCAAATGAAACAATATTTATTGTCAAATCATGAAACGTCGTCTATAGCAAGGCTTACCATGAGAATATCGGATTACGACGGCACCTGGACAAATCAATACGATAGTGTGTATGTAGGGAAGGTTGATTTGGACGATGGGTCCAAGTATATGAACTCTCCATTGTGGGTGGTAAAGGATTATAATCAACAGACGTTTTTAAGTTCTCATCCAATTGACCGCCAAAAAAGTTTGTTTTTATGAAAGAATCGATATATTTATTTCTGAAACAAATATATGACAACATTGCAAACGATTGGTATTTGGATAATAGTATTCTTGATAATTTTGGCAGTTACTAAGATTCTTAATTTTTTCAACATATCTACTGCAGAATATTCAGTGTATTTAATATTTTACTTGTTTTTAGTCATATCTTATTTTATATTGCCCGATATAAACATGATGGGGAATGGCGAATAAAACTATATAAAAGTATTATTATATATAAAATAAAGATTTATATAATGAAAAAAATCTACATTATAGGTGCTCTAAAAAATGATAATATTACGAATATATCAGCTGAGTTGCGGTCTAAATATGATGTTTTTGACCAATGGATAACTCCTGGACCTGAAGCTGACCAGTATTTATTTGAATATTCTAAAAAAAGAGGCTGGAATTATAAAGAGGCATTAACCTGTTATGCCGCAAGAAATAATTTTGAATTTGATAAACGACATATTGATTCTTCGGATATAGTAGTTATGGTGATGCCTGCAGGTAAATCTGCGCATTTAGAACTAGGAAATTCTATAGGTATGGGTAAAGAAGCGCATATTTTATTTGATAAGGAACCTGAACGATTTGATTTAATGTATAATTTTGTTCCAGTTGAAAATATTCACTTTGATATTGAATCTTTAAAAAAAAGACTACAAATTTTAGAACCTCTAGTAGATAAAAAATGATAAAATATCTATAGGCTGATGCAATAATTATACTGCATCATCTGCTCTTCCAGTATATTGTCTCATTTGTTCTATACAAGTTTTCAATGCGGGTGGCGTCATTTTTTCTTGTAAGTTATCTATTATTTCAGAATCAGTCGCCTCGCGGTTATTGAATCTATAAAACAATGTTTTGAATTCTTTCACAATCTTTAAATTTGCTTCTTTTATAAGCTTTTCTTTATTTACAAGTTCTTCTATTTCCTCAATTTCTTCTTTCATATGTATACTAAGATTTTCTGGTGTATGCCAAGTATTCTTAGTTTTTTCGGTGGATACTAGTACATCGCAAATCTCAGGCTTGATGATATCTTCGTAGTTATCGCTATTTTGAAACGAAGTTTTAAACATGGCAATTATCTCCGCAGGGATATTTGGGCTAGTTTCCATGAGTCGGTCATATTCTTCTTTAGACATTTTAATCATCTGAGTCGCGCTCATTCTCTCAACCGGGTGCTTTGCGAGTTCTATTTTGATGTTGCGATAAAACTTGTCCCATGCAATACTGCTTACACGATGCGACTCGTTTAATTGAGTTATCTTTAAAAATTGCTGAATGGTTGAAATAATACCCGCTAAAATATTAAACGCGCCGACAATCATGACAAACAATCCTTGATAGTCGCTTGGAACTCTGTCTTGTGCAAAGTTTGCAGTTCCAGTTAAGGTAGAAATAATAATAACAGGCACAGTATAAAAGGCGTTTAACGTATTATACATGGCGTTTGCTCGCGTGTGTAGCCACCTATAACACATCGCCTTGTCAGCCCACTCTACTAATATAGTCTCGTGATCAGGAGTCCATTCTGTCTTGCGTTTTGAGGATATCGGTTTTTCCACAAGTTCCATATATAATATCTTTATATTATTTTATTTATAGTATATATTATGGAAGAACGAATAGGCGAGCTAAAAAAGTCATTCACAAAATTAATTGAACTTCGCACTGAGGTGCACTCAACCTTTGTAGGATTAAATAATATAGTTAGTAAATTGAATACCATATATGCAGATTTTATTACAAAAAGTCAAGACAAAGTATTAATTTTTGGATTAGATTCATTGCGGTTTCAGTCAAAATTGATCGGTATAGAGTATGAAGATATGAAACGTTTGTTTTATGCGATTAATAACCGAATGTATTGCGAATATTATAAG